ACATGAAAGTAAAGACTTGGATGGAAATTATGAGCCTCAAAGCACAAAGAGAATGGTTTAAAGAAATGTTTATTCTACAAGAGCTATGTCGCCGTAATGGAGCAGAGCTAAAACTTTTTAGCTTAAATAAATGGACATGGATACCAGATGAAATGTTGATTCCTAAATTAAGGAATTCTTTTTATAATTTTGATTATATCCAAGTTGCAAACAGTCACGTTGAGGAATGGTTCTTACGTGAGAAGAAAGTAGACATAACAAAGAAAACTGTTGATGGTGAACATTTTGGAGATGATATTCACAAGACTATCGCTTTAGAATACCTTCCACAACAATTTGGAAAGGACAAGAATGGCATACGATAGAAAATTAATGATAGAAGCTATGATTAAACACGCCCAAGGTCATATAGCCAAACATAAAGCCAACGTGGAAGTTTACTTTCACAATGCGGCTGGTGTAGGTGAACATCCTGATATTTTGGAAGCTATTGAAAAAGAATTGAACATCATTTCAATGTATCATGATCAAATTGAAATGCTCAAGACATACTTTTGATGCATTTTAAACTTGACAAAAAACCTAAATAAGTGTATAGTATACACTAAGACTGGAGACATCCTCGTCTATAACTCGGAGAAAGAAATTGAAAAAGTTTGAAGAAATAACAAAACGTTTACAGGCTGATAAACATAGGTATTGGGCTGGTGATAATATATCCCAATACATACAAGAAGGCGAAAAAGATATATTAATAGATGAGGCAACAGAAGCATTCGAACAAGTCCTCGACAGACTACTAATAGATAGATTCAACGATCCCAATTCAATGGATACTGCAAGACGTCTTGCAAAAATGTATTACAATGAAATTATGAGTGGCAGATATCTGCCAATGCCAAATGCAACTGCTTTTCCTAATCATGTAGATGATGGGTACAAGGGTATGTTGGTTGTGCGAAGTGAAATCAAGAGTATGTGTTCACATCATCATCAACCAGTGAATGGCGTTGCATACATTGGAATAATTGCGGCAGAAACACTTATAGGACTTTCAAAGTACACACGTATTGCACAATGGTGTGCTAAACGTGGAACACTCCAAGAAGAACTTAATAATGAGATTGCTAGACAAATAGCAAAAGCAACAGGCAGTTCTAACATTGGAGTTTACTTACAAGCAACACACGGTTGTTGTGAGAATAGGGGTATAGGTGCTCATAGTAGTTTGACGCAGACGACTGTGTTGAAAGGAGCATTCAACGATGACCCTGGAACTAAGAAGGAGTTTATGGATAACATTAAACTTCAACAAGAGTTTGCACCAAGATAGAAAGGTCATGGTTATGCAATACAAATTTAGACAATTTATAGTTGATGCTTGGAATGGTGTAATGAATTATGAACGTAATCCATTGAGACACATTCCAGACTTACAGGTTAGACACATGGTGATGCAGGTGTTGGCGTTTATGTGGTCAGGTGTATTTGCTTTGCTTATCGCAGATAGCATTACAGTTTTTGCTTACAGTTCAATAGCCCACATTGCCTTTATCACTGCTATTGTGGTTACTGTTGCAACATTTAAGGTTGCAGAAACAAGCCCAAATGCTTTCAACTTTATCAAAGGCTACCACTCGTATGGTAGAGGAAGACAGACTATGATTATGCGAGATAAGAAAGGTAATCCTTATAAAATAAATTTACCAAAAGGTGACCCGGGCGGAGAGCATGAATAAATTCAAGTGGTGGATTTTAGACAACTTGCCAACAATATGGATCCTGGCCGTGTTCGGCTTCGGTCTTTTGTTGGCATATAACCAAGCAGGAATGTAAATGGAAAACGAAAAACAACTCGAACTTTTTGATACTACAGATAAGTTCGGAGTGGATACTCATGCCGCTCCAAAGTTACCTTATGTAGACAAAGGTTTCAAAGCTAGAATAATAGATCCTAAGAATCAAACAAATTTAGGAGGCAGTTGGTTAAATTTAGGTAACCATGTTTTACTTGCAGGCTTTGTGGCTTGTATAGTGTTTGTAATAATGGCAAGTTATTAAGGAGTAAATATGCCTATACCAGAAAAAATTATTATTCCTGCAAACAAAGATCCAGGTGATGGTCATTTTGCAGTGAGTATTGTAAAAAGTATTTTTAGATTTGTAGCAAGTGCCATGCTTTGCTATGCAGGTTATTCTCTATGGTCAGAGAATAACTATACTGATATCTTTATTGCAGATGCAGGATTCTTAATCATGGCGGCAGGTGCCGTTTTATTTCTTGCTGAAGTATTGGGTATAATAGAGGAGATAGTTTAATGAAGGAAGGTCCAATGAAAGAACACATTGATAGAGATACTGATGGTGTTGTCAAAACAGTTTTTATCACATATCGCAAGAAAAATGGTATGTTTGTAAAAGAAACATCTACTAGACAATTCCTGAGTAATGGTGACTACCACGATAGTTACACTGATGAACCACTCATTAGTTTGGAGGGATAAATGTTTTTCAAATCCAAAAAACAAAGGCCTCAATGGGAAGTAATGGCTGATGACGGAATGAACAAGTTTTTGAAATTCTGTATATTTTGTCTCTTTACATATGGCGGATATCATGTTATAATAGCACTATATGATAGGTTTGCAGGATGACTGAAAGAATTGGTATTATGTATGGTTCAACGACCGCAAATAGTGAACGTACTGCGGAAACTATTTGGGATATTATGAAAGAAACTGAACTGCATGATATTAAAGATGGCGTAGATGTTTTGGAACAATATGAAAAAATTATATTGGTTTCTCCCACATGGGACTATGGTGCATTACAAGAAGATTACATCGAAGCATGGGATAAATTAAAAACAGTGAATTGGAAAAACAAAAGTGTTGCATTGGTTGGACTAGGCGATCAAGTTGGTTATGGTGATTTGTATCAAGACAGTATGAGTACATTATATGAAATGATCAAAGAACTAGGAGGTCAATTTGTTGGCTTTACAAGTACAGAAGGACACAAATATGATCAAAGCAAAGCAACAAGGGGTGATAAGTTTGTTGGTCTTGCTATTGATGAAGACAATCAATCTAGTCTTAGCACAGAACGTATCAATGCTTGGATAGAACAGTTAAGATCCACTTGGAGTTTAAATTAATGACAACTGTACACAACACAGGTAGATCAAGAGATAAGGCTGTAACAAAGGTACGTAAATATTATTACAGTGAAATATTTCACAGTATTCAAGGTGAAGGACATTACACAGGTGCTCCAACGGCTTGGATAAGATTCTTCTTGTGTAACTTACAATGCAATGGCTTTGGACAACTAGATCCAACTAATCCAGACACATATGAATTGCCATTTGAAGATTTTGATGTAAGTTCTGTAAAGAGAGTAGAAGACTTGCCTGTGTGGGAACGTGGTTGTGATAGTTCTTATACTTGGGCAAAGAAGTTTAAAGGACTTATGGGACAAGAAACTCCTGAGGTTATTGCAAACAAAATTATTAACATATTGAAAACAGACAGCAATCCAGAAGGATTGTTTTTGCATCCTGTGAGTAACTTTAGACAGCATTTGTGTATCACAGGAGGTGAGCCTTTAATGACTACAGGTCAACAAGCAACCATTGGTATATATGCTGAACTTAAAAGACAGAACAATTTGCCAGGATCAATGACATTTGAAACAAATGGTACACAACAACTAAGGCCAGAGTTTATTGAATGGGGTAAAAGTATAGACACAGAAATATTTTTTAGTTGTAGTCCTAAATTGTACACAGTATCTGGTGAACATCCAGACAAAGCAATTAAGCCTGAGAGAGTAGCAGAATACTTACAGGTGAGTAGAAAAGGACAACTTAAATTCGTTGTTGGAGCAAAACAACGTGAATGGGACGAGATGGAGTCAACAGTTGAGAAGTTTAGAAAAGCAGGTGTTGATTGGCCAGTATGGATTATGCCTACAGGTGCAAGAGAAGAAGAGCAGAGTGCAACGGCAGGAGAAGTTGCACAAAAGGCATTTAGAAGAGGATATAACGTGGCCGCAAGGGTTCATGTATATCTGTTCGGAAACGCAATAGGCACTTAGGAGGTGATAAAATGAAACCGTTACGAATATTATTAACAATTTTTGTACTGTTTATTGGTATCGTTGTTTACAAAGATGCTAGTGCAGTTGAATGGCAAGAGAAACCAGTAGTATGTATGCAAAAAGAAGTGCTAGATGCTGGACTGAAAGAAAGAGGTGAAATTCTTATAGCTGGTGGTGTACAGGAGACGACAGTACGTGATATGGAGGCATTGAGTACAGTTCCAGTATGGTTACCACTGTCAATTTACAGTAATCCAATTACTAGAACGTATACAATAGTAGAGTATCATCCTGGTTATGAAAGCTATTGTTTAATTAGCTATGGTCAGGATTGGTATATAAATGGAGCACAATTATGAAAGACTTTATAAACAAAGTCAAGGATAAGTTCAAGAAAAAACCAAAAGAAGAAACGTCTGAACAAAAAAGACTGCGTCTTTTGGAAGAAGAAAAGAAAGCGGCCACAAAGGCAAAAAAACCTTGGGTAGCTGTCTTGAACACTCACGTTAACCATCATGACATAAAGAATGGATTCTTTGAGCTTGATTGGAACAATGAGTTTATTGAACAACTTCTTGATGCAGGCTACAAAGGCGAAACTAACGAACAAATTGTTGATGCATGGTTTAAAACTATTGCAAGAAACATTTTGGAAGAACAGGGACTTGACCCAAACAGGGATTCAGGTTATATTAAAATAAACAAGAGAGATGACGGAAAATCGGAGGTAAGTTAAAATGAGTCCAAATCCAAATTATATAAACATGATAATTAACTTTTCAATACTTGGTGTATTGTTATACGTTGCAGTACAGGTAAGCTAATGAAATACGTTTTGGTTGATACCGCAAATACTTTTTTTAGAGCAAGGCACGTTGTTCGTGGTGAGCTTGATGTAAAAGTAGGCATGGCATTTCACATTACATTTAACAGTTTGAAGAAGGCATGGAATGACTTTGATGCTGATCATATTGTTTTTTGTTTAGAAGGAAGAAGCTGGCGTAAGGATTTCTATCAACCTTATAAACGTAATAGACAAGAATTTCGAGATGCTTTGACTGAAGCACAACAAGAAGAAGAAAAAGTCTTCTGGGAAACGTTTGACAGTTTCCGTGACTTTATCACACAGAAAACTAATTGCACAGTTTTACAACATGATGAATTAGAAGCAGATGATCTTATTGCAGGTTGGATACAACATCATCCTAATGATGAACACGTTATTATTTCAACTGATGGTGATTTTGCACAACTGATAAGTCCTAAGGTATCTCAATACAATGGTGTATCAAATGTAACTATAACAAGTGAAGGTTACTTTGATGACAAGGGCAAACGTGTTATTGATAAAAAGACTGGTAAAGAAAAGGCCGCTCCTAATCCTGAATGGTTATTGTTTGAAAAATGTATGCGAGGCGATACAAGTGACAACGTGTTCAGTGCTTATCCTGGAGTGAGAGTTAAAGGCACAAAAAACAAAGTAGGCCTTGAAGAAGCATTTGCAGATAAAAGCAACAAAGGATATGCTTGGAATAACTTGATGTTGCAAAGATGGGTAGATCACGAAGGTCAAGAACACAGAGTACTTGATGACTACAATAGAAATGTAACATTATGCGACTTGTCAGCACAACCTGAAAATGTAAAAGACAAGATTAAAAATACAATATCAGAAAATGCACAACCTAAAAATATCAAACAGGTTGGTTTAAGATTAATGAAGTTTTGTGCAATTTATGATATGCAAAGAATAACTGATAATGCACAGGCTTATGCCGAACCATTACAAGCAAGGTATCCTGTATGAAACTAGATAAAAAGATTTTATTGTTATTAGGTGTTATTACAGTAGGATTGCTTTTTAGTTTAGGTGCGAACGCATATTTGTTAAAAGAAGTAACAGATATAAGGATAATATTAGATTCACAATTTGAAGTAATATCAAACATAATGATGATGTTAGGCTTTGAATTAAAAACATTACCGTTAATATAGGAAGGTACATATGACATCTTTAAAAGCAAACGAAATATTAAAAAACAAGTTTTGGATCATTGAAGATAAAGATACAAAAGAAAAGGTAGGAACATTATCAAAAGACACGGATAATAGATATATGTATTCCTGTAAAGATGGTTCATGGTTTTATGACAGCAAGAACACAGTAGAACGTGATCTAGGAAACATACTTTGGTCCAAGGGTAGTATTTCAGATAAGTCAAGTCCGAGCAAAGAAATATATGACTTGCCAACATCAACTAATCCTTACAATGCTATGTTTGATTTAAAAAGAAAATTTGCATTGTTTACAAAAAGTAAAAAGTCTAAAAGTTTATATTGTGCAGGTTATTTTTGTATACACTTTGAAAAAGGTTGGGTAAAAAGTTTTTGCCCTAAATTAGTAACACTTGAAAAGTATGAACACAAAGGACCATTTAAAACAGAGCTAGAAATGAGAGCGGAGTTAAGTAATGTCAACAGACGTTAAACCTTTAAACACTATCCCTTTGCAACAATACATTGATAAAGTTAAAGTTGCAGATAGCACTAACCAACAAGAAGTACGTATGACGCTTGTAGAAGCTAAAAACCTAGCATTTACACTAGCAGGGGTTATGTCAAGATTACATGGTGATCTTGAAAAGCTAGTAGACAAGCAAAATAATACTGAAGAAGTTGTTAGTGTTACCGTAGATGGTGGTAAGAACTGGTAGCATAATCCAATAAACTACGTATATTACTCCTTTACTGAGATAAATATTAGTATAAGGAAGTTAATATGAGTAGACCTAAACCAACAGTTGTTTTAGAAAACATTAATAGAAAAACTTACAAGTCCGAACAGGTACTTGATGCGGAAGCCATTTGGGCAGTATTTTATAAGGATAAACCTTTTAATTTAAAAAGCTCTAACACACTGACAAACTATCCAGGACCTAAATATAAAAAAGTGTCATTTTCAAACCCAGGTCATGCTTTTAATCTAGCAAACAAATTAAATGAATTGTTTGATGTCAAAGATTTCACAGTAGTCAAGCTCACGTCCGGCGAAACAGTTAAGGAAGAATAATGAACTGGAAAGAAACCTATACCAAGGTATTCTTGAAACAGGCCGGTATTGCAATCAGCGAAAGTTCCCTTGCAGAATATATGCCAGTATGGTGGCAGAATACCAGAGAAAAAGACAGTGGTGGTTTGCGTCTTACTGAAGCGGGTATGTTATTCTTAATGGAAAAATTAGAACTTGCAACATATGATATTCCTTTTCCACCAGATTTTAAGATTACAACACAGGTTGTAATATTTTTGGACAAGTTTATTGACTGTCCATACTTCCTAACAAACAAAGGATTGACTGTAACGAATGAAAAGAAGGCACTCGAACTGCATCTTTTCAGTGGCGATGTTCGTAAATATGGTTTGGCTAAAGCATTAAAACGGACAGATGAATCAGTAAACCCTTGATTTTATTGGATTCTTTTTTGGTAAAATAATACATTTTCCGGTTGACCTTTTGAGTAATAGGTGCTATTATATATACATACTTAGAAATAAAGTATGGCACTGAAAAACTAAACAAAGGAGTACAAAGTGGAAAACATCGCAGTAAGACAAGTTAGCCCAAACAATGCAAAGAAAAGCATCCTAAGGGCATTCAATAAACAAAGACCAATCTTTATATGGGGACCTCCAGGTATTGGTAAGTCCGACATTGTTTCACAGATTAGTGAAGACATTGACGCATATATGATTGACGTTCGTTTGTCATTATGGGAACCAACAGATATTAAAGGTGTTCCTTATTATGCGGCAAATGATAACACAATGAAATGGGCACCTCCGGCAGAATTGCCAGATGCTAAAATGGCTAAGAAGTACAAGAAGATTGTATTGTTCTTAGATGAAATGAATTCAGCCGCTCCGGCAGTACAGGCCGCGGCATATCAACTTATCCTTAACAGGAAGGTTGGTACATATAAATTACCTGACAATGTTTTGATTGTTGCCGCTGGTAACAGAGAAGCAGATAAAGGTGTAACTTACAGAATGCCTGCTCCGTTGGCAAACAGATTTGTACACTTAGAATTGAAAGTGGACTTTGATGATTGGTTTAGCTGGGCAGTTAAGAATAACATCCATGAGGATGTAGTAGGTTACTTGACTTTTGCAAAGAAAGACTTGTATGACTTTGATCCTAAGAGTCCAAGTAGAT